AAGAGTGCCTGTCCAGTACGAATCTGAGTATCAAACCCTGACATGAGGGCTTCCACACCACGTCCAGTAACGATGCTTCCATCGACCTGACCCGTGCGAGGACCGGGGTAACGTGAACCCTTGGCTAGATCCTGATCCATACTGGACTGTTGGGCGAACACTTCGCGTGGCACATCGAGACGTACCCGACCGATCTTCTCTGGGTTCGCTGAACGAAGTACAGCATCAGGCCCAATGTTTAGTTCGACAACATCCTGCGGAAGAGCAATCGGGGCTTCCACCGATTTCGTCGCGGCTTCAAGTGTGAGCAACGCGAACCGGGATTTAGCCACCTGCACTGCAAGCACGTCATCGAACTGTCCTCTAGGGAGGTCCGTGACACCGGGGCGCTCGATGATGCGAGCAAGACATTTACCAAGAGGATTCCGTGCGCTCTCAAGATTAAAGCCGCCTCCTTGCGGCAAGAACAAAATATCGTGATCCTTATCGTGATACCGGACCACCTCGATGCGGTGTAAACCACTCGCATAGTTCGTTTGAACGAACCGTTCAGCCTCTGGGTAGGCAGCAATCAGTTCGTCACGATCCCACATACGTGACATGAACACGCACTGGGTGATACCCCAACGGTTCTTTACGCCATACGAACCCATGGGGGAGTAGAACTGGATACGCGGCATGTTGTCATCAAGGTCTGCTTCGACCATAGCGATGACATAACCGAACGATAAGAACCAGTCTGCTGCTTTAAACATCTGGATCTGCAACTTGCTATGGCTTACATAGCCGTTAACGATCTTTGTGCGCTTCTCAGCGACCTTACGTTGATTGTCTGTGGTCATCGCTGTTGAAGCACAGTTAAACGCAGGTAGGGGTGCTAATACTTCAGCGATATCACGGGCAGCCACATCAACCATGTTCGCCACAATGCCCTGCGAATAAGGGCCATCAGGGAACAAATCACGGTACACGTCACTCATACGACCATCACGGACAGCCATAACATCGTTCATTTTGGCTTGACGGACGGTGCTCTTGTCACGTAGCCGGTAGTACAGGTTACGAATATCAGGGAAATTGAAGGCAACACCACCCGGCATAATGTTCATATCCATGTGGTGCTATCCAATCTGTCGGAAAAGTTGTTGAACTTCATAATCCATAACGTTCACGCTCTGCCGACGACTGATGTCATACCGGGTAGCGAAGTTGTTCTTAATGTGTGACGAGTTGTACGAGGTCATAGCCACGATCCGGTCCCTACAGGCCAGTTCGGTGAACCAGAACGCCATCACCGTGTCAGTTTTCTGACTCTTGGGAGCGTCTGCGTGCCACGTAACTAACTGCTCGATGAACGATTTAGCCATCTCATGGTCCGTGGTACGAGGCAGTTCAACGAGTTGGTTACCGTTTTCCCACCCTTGAAACAGCATCGTGAGGCTCGTAACACCATAATCAGAGTCCCACTTGGAGGCTCCAGTGAAGTGTTCCCTGAGAACAGCACCACGACCCGCTAGATACTCTTTGACCTCACGGTCCTGAGTGAGCATGGTCTGGAAAGCGTTTTTCTCAATACGCCACTCGGTAATGTTGTACTTGTCTGTCCAATCACGGATCAGAGCACGAATATCGTCAGGGGTCATCCCTGTCTTATTCCAAATATCGAGCACGTACCGCTTCTGAGTGCGGATGTCTAGCCCAATACAGCAAGCACCAACATACCCAGCAGGACTAGCAGGGTCCAGACCAGCCATAACGAGCAAGCCATCCATGCCCTCTTCCCTGTTACCGGGCATACCACGGGGGATAAGACCGGGGCGACGAGCCATATTCATAGACGCTTGCACAGCGTCAACGGAGAACAACTCCGTACCAGACACTTGTTGCTGCTGGTACACCCTCGCCCAATGGGAGGGAGACATGCGAGCACGCTTCTTATGGAGAGCAGGCCCATCCCACTTCGGGAACAAGCCATCAGCATCAGGTTCCCTGAATGCTCCCTTAGTAATCTCAGGCATGTTCGACTTAGGCCATAAGGTTTCCCACTTCAACGGGTCATCATCAGCCTGTAAGACGGCTGGCATAGCCAGATACGTCCATGGGGATTCACCGTCAGGGTAATACTCGGCCTTGCGTAACTCGGAGTACAGGTCACGGGCTGCGAGACGAGTACCCACGACGAGTAACTTGCCACCAGCACCGATACGGGACAAGACCTCAGTCTGAATCCAGTCGATCTGCTTGGCGTACTCATGAGCGTTCGTATTGTCCACACAGTCGTCAAGGACGATCAGGTCAGCACGGGCACCATAAATGTGTCCACGTACACCCAGAGCCTCCGCTGTGGGGTCTTTCTCTCCAGAGTCACGGATATCCCCAGAAACGTAGATACGGTCCTGAGACCACGACTCAGAGTTCTTATCAAACCCACCGGGGGGACCATAAGCGATGATCAGGTCCTGATACTTGGGATGGGTGAGACGGTTCTTAATGGCGGAAAGCATTTTCCGTGCCATGGCCTGAGTCTTAGAAACGATCAAGATACGAACGTTCGGATCAGTTGCAATCCGGTAGGTCACATAGTTGATGGTGATGGAGGTGGTTTTGGAATGTTCTGGGGGCAGGTTAGCGATGATGAGGTCAGGATCAGACTTCTCATAGACAATCCCACCCGGCAGCCAAGAAGGATCTCGGCCTTCAAGGACGTCCACGATATTTCCGATATGAGGGAAGACGCGCGCACCCAGATACTTCTCGGAGAACGCGCCAAACCCGACATCCTCACCCTTCTGGTGGCCGGTCTTTCGGCCCATGCGGATACGGTCAACGGCAACTGAGAACTCGGTGTCCGTTTTCTTCCACAACTCGTACGTTTTGATGGAGCGTCCAGCGAAATCACATGCTTGCTGGTTCGTGTACCCGTCACCGATCTTCTCCAAGAAGATCCGCTTCGCTTCCACCACTGAATGTCTCTTGGCATTAGATCGCTCGAACGCCCGTGCGTCTCGCTCCTGTGCCATGTTTGAATCCAGACTGCCTATAGGCAAACGCTTCGCGTTTGCTAAGCCATGGCGTCTGTAAGTTAGCCATGGCAGATGAGTTAGGGTCGTTACCATGCACCCTTATAGGGTGCAATCATCCGGGTTTTAACCCGGTTCATTGGTTAAACCACATGTAGCAAACTTTTTAGTTTGCCTATAAGCAATCGTCTGAGACGATTGCCCAGCACCCCTCTCGGGGTGCCTATCTATTAACTATTATGGGCGGCTTAAGGCCGCCCTTTTAATGTATTTATTAGGCAATTCCTTGGGGGAATTGCTGGATAGTGTGAGGGAGCGTTCGGTCGCTTCGCTCCCTCACTTATAGGGAACTAGAGTTTAAAACATCTATCGAAGGTATCGGGCAAAAAATCATCCGAAAGGACTATGTGTAACTGGTGCAAACTAGGACATACATACCATCAACCGGGGTCAAGGAGACCGGGGTCAAACAATGGCAACAATGCAAAAAGTCGATAAAAACAATAGAATGGTAGGCCAAAAACTATCCACACTTTGGAGGTGGTAGACATACACACATATACGCGCGCAAAATTAAAATGCCCCCCGGTCAAGATTGGGTCGTTTGGGTCCAAACGTTTGGGTCCGAACGATCGGGAGAGGGCAGACTGGCCGTCAAGTCCACCAATGGAGGCCCATCTTGATCGTCTCACTATGTGAGACACCGTTCCACCATGTGGGACAGGGTGAGGGATGGCGGAGACTACACCTCACGCATAGTGTGTATACACAATGTGGCCTGTTTACACGGTGAGTGTGTATGCAGACTTGCATCCCGTTTACACGTTGTTTGGTGTCCTGTTATGTCCGTGTTTGTGCCTATGTGACGGGCTGTCAGTTTGGGAGTGTGTATACACAATTGTGTTCGGTAATGCCGAACCTAAGATGAACGGGAAGTGACTTGGCTCAAGGTTGGCTCACGATATTGGGATAAACGGCCAACACAACTAGACACATTCAGCACGGGGGCCTTACGTTCATCTCGTACGCAAGACCACCCAACACAACACACGGAAGGCGAGAACATGACACGCGAGGAATGGCTCCAACTAGCGGCGCAAGCCCTGACCGATCGGGCAATGTGCGCCCGTGTAAACACCGGAACACGTTTCAGCGTCGGCAACCCGGCGCGACCGGGCCGACGTATGGCGCGACTTTGGGACGTTGCCACGGACACCGATGGGCACCGTCAGGTGTTCATTTCACCCCTGCTAGATGACAAGACGTCAGTGCTTGCCGTGCTTGCTTTCGCTTGCACCCGTGCCCGTTGGGAGCCGACCGGCGAGCGTGTGGCCGGTGGCCGCTGGCAGGCGTTGCACGGAACGTTTGGTTTCGTTTACACGGGCACCGATTACGCGGTAGTCCCGTCGGACACGTTCACGGTTCGCCTTGCCGAACTAGCCGACACTCTGCCCGATTACCCGCATGACGCCACCACGGTACGGGCCACACGGACCCAAACTACCCGCATGATCAAACTCTCTTGCGCTTGCGGCTACGTGGTCCGTACGACCCGTACACACATTCTGACGGGCCTCCCGTACTGCCCCAACGGGCACACGCTCACTCAGTCCGTGTGACTTGCATCGGGCACCGTTT